CTATAGAGCTGCTGACATCGCAGTTTTACCGTCATACTCAGCCAGGTATGAGCCATAGTGGCGAAACAGCATCTCCGGCCCTTTATGGCCCATCTGACCAGCCAGCCAGAATAGGTTAACGCCCTGGCTGATGTGTCGCGTGGCAAAAGTATGTCGGGTCTGGTAAGGGTTCCGATAGCGTACACCGGCCTTTTTAAGGGTAGGTACCCATGCTTTCTTACGAATGGCGTCAGCGTTCGCCCATGGCATACCTGTTTTTGGATCGCTGAAGATGAACTCACTTTTCATGAAAGTGAATTGCTTTTGTGCCTGTAGTGCCGTCAGCGCCTCACTGTTCAGCTCAACTTTACGGGTACCGGCTTTTGTTTTGGTGCTCTTCAGCACACCCACGACACTGGCCGCCTGCACGTAAGCGGTGCTCTCGATAAAATCGATGTCAGACCAGCGCAGCGCGCACAACTCAGAGCTGCGCAGCCCGGTATTGAATGCGAACCGGAAAAGGTTCTCCCACTCCTGGAATTTGCAGTGCTGATAAATGGCGATGGTTTCTACTGGCGTGAACGGATCAACTTCGTAATCGTCGGCATTCGGGCTGTTGTCGATCACGTGGTACCGGCTGGCGCTGACGAGGGTCACCGGGTTAATCGTCAGTAGACCATCCGTCACAGCCTCATCAATGGCACTGCGCAGGAATGAGAGGTTATTCCGGATCGTTTTCAGCTTTGTTTTCCGGCTGGCTATCCAGTTTTTCAGGACGGCCGGCGTCAGCTCCGAGACATGCAGTTTATGAAGGGAAGACAGCGCCGAAAGGCATTTTTCATAACCGCCAATAGTGGACGGCGAAAGATTGCGGTTCCCGCAAATTTTCAGGTATTCGTCGAGATAGGACTTAATATTTTTGGTTTTCTTCACAACCCCAAACAGCTCCAGTTTTTTGGAGTTGGGGAAGTATTTCGCATAATCGAATGTGCCGCCGGCGATCTGGTTCTGTATTTCCCCCAGCAGGCGCTCGGCATACTTCACACCGCGCGCGTTTGCTTCCATTCTGGAAAGGGGCTCCCGGCAGAGAACCCCCTTGCAGGTGAATGTGATCACCAGAGTATCGCCAGTTTTATGCTGGCGAATGGTTACTCCTCTTGGGAGAGATAATGATCCTTGTTCTTTCTTGCCCATTTTGAAACCTCCGTTAAGTCTATCCAGCGTTCTTTAACGCCATCGACTTTTAATACATGGACACCCTCTTTCCATAACCCCCTTTGTATCCGTTTGTTAACGGCTTCTACCGTTTCTCCTGCGTCCCGGCAGTAGGTTGAAAGCGGTACGCAATCAAGACTCATGGCTGACCTCCCGCCCAAATGCCTGGGCATTTTCCAGTTCATTTGCCGCATAAATAAGTGCGTTGTGATGAGCCCGAAAACCGCCGTCAAGTTCGCGCGCAGCTCTATCACGTAAGAAGTCGATCGCTGGCTGGTAATCGACTTTATGTTGGGCCTGTTTTTCACCCCGGCAGACGGTATTCATTTTCTGTCCTTCAATTTGCTGTATCGCTCATGGCTCATTACTTCCCAGTTCTGGCCCCCGTCACGGGACAACAGGCGCCAGCGAAGATTTACCCTCAGGCTCAGATTCCCCGATCCGTGCATACGGCAAGGATGAATACGTCTGGCTCTGTATTGCCTGAGCACCTGAATTGCCTGTGAATGAACCCATTCAGGAATGCGTATCGCTGTCAGGGCCATTGTCCTTATCTCCCGCTGGTGGAATGACGGTGTAGCCGGCGCGTTCTGCCATCCATAAAAAGGTTTCCAGAGTCGCTGTTACTTCGCCTCCTTGGACTGGGCGCGAATGAATGACCTTCCCGTTCTCGATGGTGAGCACCACGTCAATCGGACCATGCTCTACTGAATAATTAACATCAGCCATTTGATGTCTCCTGTATGCGCAGCTCCATATCACGAGCCATTTCAATAAACGTGTCCAAAGCACAGATATGCTCGTCGGGAGATAACCGCCGATCACATTTAACCTGGCCGTTTTCGATGTAGAGAACGACGCGGCCAGTGAAGTCAGGTAGAACATGCAGATCTACGTTCAGAACCGGGCGACCACTCTGGCTAACGTTTTGTTGACTGATCATGCTTAGCCTCCGCAGCTGCTGGTTTATGCTTTTTGGCAAAATCGACCAGTTCTGCAATGAGATCGTCGATTAACTCTTTGCCGCTTTCCGTCAGGAACTCACCGCGGCCATTCACGTTTACAGCGCTGCTATAAATTCCCCTGACCGCCTTAATCCCTTCAATATTTCCGAATTCGCTCACGGCCTGTTTTTCAAATCGGCTCAATAGGCTATCGAGTAGAATCTCTGTTAATTCGATAGTTTTTATTTCTCCTTTTGGCTGGTTAATAATGATGCAGTTACTACCGGTTTTACGCTGGTGGCGGAGTAACGCTGCTTTAAGAATTCGACGGCGGTATGTTTCGATTAATTTATCCATCTAAATAATCCTTCTTTGCGCGTCTTCATTCGCCAGTACAATTTTCTCCTCTTTCTCGGTCCATGAATAAACGGAGCCAGCGAGGTCATAAGCCAGACCTAAAAGGCCATCAAGCTGGTAGCAATCGAAATCCTTATGATGGGCGTGGATAGTTTGCATAAGGAAATTGAGTTATTCTGCTTTGATATTCAGCGTCTGAATATCTTGTCGTTCTTGAATAGACATAACTTATCTCCCATATGCTTTCTTTAAAAAGAGATTGGCGATGTGCCAATATCCAGCGCTGCGCATTAATTGCGCTGTTTTAAAAGCGGCTTTATTTACCATAATAAAAACCCATTAAAAGGATGTAATATTCCCCAGCGATAAGCTGTATTTATTCCAGATTAAATTATCGGTGTGGTTATTTGTTTTTGACTTTAACAGCCTGCTCTTCAATCAACCAAGCGCATACATCGCCTGTGAGCCTGCGCAGTAGCGAGGCAATCGCTATCACTTCGGAATCAGCCATTCTGTCAGGATAAGACTCCATCATTCGACAAATAATTTCCGCTTAATGCGCTCGCTCAGCTACCTGCTCTAATGAAATTTCATGCGCCATGATTCCCATCCTTTAACCCAGAAAGATATGAAGCTGCATGAGATATTTTATTTGTCGTAATGCCGAGTTCAGCAAGATCAGCGATAACGCAGGTGAGACTGAGGATTTTGTCTCTATTAATTGCTTCCTCTTCTGACAAACTAAAAATACTTAAACTGAGATGATTTATTGCTTCAAAGATTGAAGTCGTTTTGGTATCGCAATCAGATGCAATATCACCGTAATGAATATGAGAGCAATCTTTACTGAATCGAAAATCTTCGATATCAACTAATTGATAAAACTTTTTAGTAGTTGGCTCGCTGGTCATTTAGTTAACTCCGTTGTATGCCGATGAAATAAGCATACGATCACCAAAATTGTTTGTCAAACATAACTATGCGTGATAAACATATTTTACGTATAACCAACTGTTTTCCTGACTTTAAAAGATATGTTTCAAAAGCAAAAAAAAGAGCCGGAAGGCTCTTTAGTATGTGCGGGGATGATAGGTTACGCGTGGCGTCGGAACTGTTGTGATTGGCTTAAAAGTACCTTGCCGCAAACGTGGAGCATATCCATCTCTTCATCAGTGATCTGCCATTCTCTATACAGCGGATTGTCAGACAGCACGTGAAGTTGAGTTTTGATTTTCTGAAGGCGTTTTACAAAGAGATCGCCGCTAAAATCAAAAACATATATGCCGTCACCGTCGAAATGGTTGACACCGACATCAACAAAAATGAGATCACCAGGCTCGATTGTGCCCTGCATGCTATCGCCGCGAACGTTAATGAGCTTGACCTGATTTGCTGGCCTGTGGCCAAAGAGGTTTCTTGCTTCTTCGGTAACATACTCTATCGAACTAATAACTTCGATGAAATCGCGGGTAGAGTTCCCATTGCCAGCGCTTGCAGAAACGTCCATAACATCAACCCGATACACGTCCCTTCTCCTTTCCGACGAAAGTGAATTGATACTGTATGTTTCTACAGTATCTTTTTTATCTTGGAAAGAAAATAGTTCGGAGAGTGGAACTTCTAACGCCTCGGCAATTTTTTTGAGGCTGGCTTCACTGTAGCCCTGCATACCTCTTTCGAGCCGTGAAATGTTGCCCACATCCCAATCAGTCAGGGACGCCAGCTGGTTTATAGTCATTTTCTTTGCTTTTCGCAGCTCTCTAATCCGTTGCCCTACGTTCATCGAAGCACCCCCGCCAAATGTTATTTAATTTGTATTTTATACATAATTTTGCAACTCACACAACTCAACTTGCATAATATGCTTGTCACGCATATTATGTCTAAAACACATATGGAGTTATGCGCATGTTCACACCCCTACGCAAAGTTCGCCTCAAAGCAAAGATGACCATTCAGGAGGTTGCATCATCCATTAAGTGCGACCCCGGTAATCTTAGTCGAATGGAGCGAGGTATACAGAGGCCTTCTCCAGAAGTTGCTGAGAAGCTGGCCAAATTGTTCGACGCAGAATTGACAGAAATTCAGATCCTCTATCCCGAAAGGTTTAGCTCTGATGGATATCAACCGTAATGAGCACCTGGCTATGCCTGACAACCATAGCCAGGCAGATTCGGAATGGATTAAGCAGCAGCTATTAACCCTGGCACCATCCGCACGACAAAAAGCTATTCAACGTTATGCGGCTGTGTACCAGGAATCGTATGAAGCCGAGCCGGTTTCTTACCGCAAGGAGAACCGGGCAAGGCACGAAGCAAACACACGGCTTCGCCTGTTCGTAAGGAATCACGGCAGAGCTTTGCAGGGGTATACCGCTGAACCTCCCCTGGCTGGAACGCAAGCGCGTTCTTGATTGTTTCGGGTTTAAAGGTACCCGTTCAAATGCAGGCTTAAAGGTGCCTGCTCAGGTTGGCAACCACCAGAACCTCTCTCCATATGTACTAGGGAGGTAGTACGTTTTCATGGGGAAGAGGGAAAGGGGGGTAAGGGGGGATTGGGTGCAGGGGTAGGAATAGGGCCTTTTCCAACAGGAGAGATCCATAGGTTAGGTAGATCTCAGTCTCAAGAGCTGAATCAAAAAAAGCGACCGTATCAGCAAGGTAGTACGAAAGTTGAAGGCGCAGAGAAACGAGGAAGGTTCTTCCTGGAAGAGTGAATTTCAGGGGAGCTGATTTAGAAGGGGGCTGGCAACCTTTGGGGAGGCCGCCAGCCATGTGAGGGGAATCCATGAAAACCACATCACAAAATTATTATCTCATCACCGCGGGGGCAGCACAATGCAGCTGACGATCACACCGAATTTTGCACAGGAACGCGCGCTTAACATGCTGCGCCGGGACTGGAAGGCAAACGACACTTTCATGGTGTACTCGCCGACCGGTAGCGGCAAGACGGGGCTGGCCGCATTCATCGTTGCCGGGTTCGTCAGCCGTGGCAAGCGCGTTCTGTTCTGCGCGCCATACACCATCCTGATCGGTCAGACGGCAAACCGCTTTGTTGAATATGGATTACCGGGTGACGAAATCGGGTACATATGGGCAGACCATCCAAACTACGATCCGTCACTGAAAATTCAGATTGCCAGCGCCGATACGCTTATTCGCCGCGTGTTCCCTGACAACATCGATCTGCTGATCATCGACGAAGCGCACCTGCGTAAAAAGCGCATCCTGCAGGACATCGAACGCCTGCGCGCCAACGGTGTGAAAGTGATTGGCCTGTCAGGTACACCGTTTTCGCCGTTCCTGGGTAAATACTATGACCGCCTCATTAAACCGACCACCATTGGCGAACTGATCCAGCGCGGTGACCTGAGTAATTACGAGTTCTACGCGCCCACTAAACCGGATCTGAAAGGCGTCAAATCGGCCCCATCACTGGAGTTCGGCAGCGATTACAACGAGGCGCAGCTGGCCGAGATTATGTGCGGTTCCACGCTGGTGGGCGATATCGTCCAGAACTGGCTGGAGAATGGCCGGGATTTGCCGACTATCGCGTTCTGCGTGAATGTTGCCCACGCCAATTTCCTGACTATCCGGTTTAACCAGTCTGGTGTTAATGCCGAGGTTATGACTGCTGACACGCCTGTGGAAGATCGCCAGACCATCATTCACCGCTTCGAGACTGGCGCCACGAAAATAATCGTGAGCGTGGGTGTTCTCGTGGCCGGGTTCGACAGCGACGTTCGCTGCATCATCTACGCCAGGCCAACTAAAAGCGAAATTCGCTGGCTGCAGGCGCTGGGCCGCGGTCTTCGCACCGCGCCGGGTAAAGAGTCCTGCCTCATCTTCGATCACAGCGGTACCGTACATCGCCTGGGTTACCCGGACTCTATCGAATATGACGACCTCCCGGGCAAATCTGACGGAATGGATGAAAGCGCGCGCCGGGCTGCTGAAGAACGCGAAGAGAAGCTGCCGCACGAATGTTCGCAATGCCACTACATGAAACCAGCTGGCGTCTACGTCTGCCCTAAATGCGGTCACAAGCCGCTGGCCGGTGAAGATATCGATACCGACACCGGGCGCAAACTGAAAAAGCTGGGCAACGAGCAGCGTCAGCCCACTAAGGCCGAGAAACAGGCCTGGTGGAGCCAGATCAAGTTTTACCAGCGTCAGCGCGAATCTCTGGGCAAAAAGCCGGTAAGCGATGGGTGGTGTAAGCACACATTCCATGATCGCTTCGGAGAGTGGCCCAACGGCCTGAGCGACTACCCGATGGACATCACCCCTACGGTTTCGAACTTCATCAGGCACAAACAGATCGCCTTTGTGAAAGGGAAGGCTAAACACCAGCAGGATGTAGCAGCAGAACCTGCGACTTCCCGCATTCGCCACGCGCATAACACGATTAACGAAATCAGGCAGCAGTTAGGGAAACAAGCATGAAGACGGCAGCAGCGGCTAAAGGCCAGTGGGCCATGATTTTTGAACATTATGGGCTTCCGCCGATCACCGGCAAAAACCACTTCAGAGGGAAATGCCCGCTATGCGAATCAACTGGCAAATTTCGCATCGATGACCGTGATGGTGCGGGAACGTGGATCTGCACCTGCGGCAGCGGCGATGGATTGAAATTGGTTACGCAAACCCAGGGCAAACCCTTCAATGAGATCTGCCGTGAAATCGACGAGCTGATCGGCAATACCTTTGCTCGGGAAAAAATACCGGTCACCAGTAACGCTGGCAGCCTGCGCAAAAGGGTGATCAGCAAGTTTTCGAAGCTTGCACCGCTGCGCGGCACATCCGGGGCTGAGTATCTTAGCTCCCGTGGTGTCTACCAGCTCCCGCAGGACGCTATCAGATTCAACGACCATGAGCGCTACGGAGGTAAGGTTTTCCAGAGTCTGTATTCACTCGCAACAGATGACAAGGGCGAGCTTTGCTATCTGCACAGAACTTTGTTGGACGGAAACCGGAAGGCCCAGTTGAAGGATTCATCCGGGGCAAAGCGTCAGAAATCTCTGCAGGAGGACAATTATCTGGATCACGCCCGTTCGGTGGCGATCCGTATGTTCCCCGTTTCCACCACGCTGGGTATCGCCGAAGGCATTGAAACAGCCCTTTCAGCGCACCAGCTCTACGGCGTGAATACCTGGGCAACCATGACAAGCGGATTTATGAAGAAATTCCGGGTGCCGGCAGGGGTTAAGCATCTGATTATTTTTGCTGACCGTGACGAGAACAGCGCCACCGGGCTGGCTGCAGCATATGAATGTGCGCACGCGAACCTGCTGGCGAAAAATGACCTGCAGCGTGTGAGTGTCTACTGGCCCGATCACGATGATTTTAACAACATGCTCATGAACGGCGATCAGGTTCGTGAATTGGTTTTCTACAAAAAGGCGGCTGCGTAATGCGTACAGATAATATCGAACATAAAGCACTCTTCACCATCCCGACGGCAGCGCACAGCACCCTGGCGAACATCAAGCCGCTGCCGGCTCAACGGAAAATCACCGGCCATAAACAGACGGATGCTTATCTCTGGGTGCTGGAGGTGATCCGGCTGAACGAACCCGCACACCTGGACGCAGCCGAAGCCGCACTGGAGAAAATTAAGATCAGCCCGAAAGAGGCCGGTGAGCGATATTCCCGTTATCTGCTGGCGAATGGTGCCGATCCTTTGCAGGTTGCTTTCGGGACCATCGGTATGGATAACCCGGCGAACGCTATCAAGGCAGCGCGGGAGAATATTCAGAAGGCTGCTGGCGTCAGAGCGCAGTTCGGCAACTACGAAACAGCATTCGATGATGTAGAAGCTGAACGCGTGATTAAGTCCTCTCAGGAATTTATTGATGATTATGACTGGGGCTGGACCTCCGAAGAGCTGGAGTCCGGTCACATCGGCGGGGGACGCATGACAGAAATAGACGATCAGCGCCGCGTATATGTTGATGGCTACCGCGACGTTCTGCCGGAACCTAACACCCTCTCAGATGTGGTTCGTGAATTTATTTACTGGGACTGGCTTTACGAGGTGCGCAACACGGCTGGCAAGGAACTCGGTTACGAATATGGTTACTCCGAGCACCATCAGTCGGTGTATGACCGCGAGCGCTATTTGGAAAAACTGCTGGAGACCATCAAGCCCGTAACCCGTGCAGAGGCCGTTGATGTGTGCCGCTGGTTTATGGATAGCGGAAAGGGGGAATACATGGAAAACGACGGCGAGGCGGTCATTCTTAATCTGGCAGGGGAGTGCGAATAATGAAACTGGAGGCAGCTCTTAAACACTTCAGCCCCCAGGGCATGCATATCAGTGACAGCGTAAAAGGTACTTCACCGGATCGGCTCACTGGCACTGATGTAATGGCGGCCATCGGAACCACCAGCAGCCGTGCACGTTTCGGCCTGGCGGCATTCTTCGGGAAGGCCGGGATCAGCAAAACAGATGAGCAGCTCGCGGTGCAGGCGCTGGCCCGTTATGCAATGGAAACGGCACCAAAGAATGTTCGCAAAGCAGCTGGTGGTGAGCTCGGTTGGTGCGTGCAGCTTCTGGCGCAATTTGCCTTTGCAGAGTATTCCCGTTCGGCGGCCACCAGCGCGCCGTGTAACAGCTGCGGCGGTACCGGACGAACAACTCGCGAGCAGATTACACGCAAGGTTTCGTACCCCTGGGGTAAAGCGCCATACTGGGCCAGTCGCTCTCGTGCCGTTCGTCCGTCTGACTGGGAGCAGTGGACAGAGGTAACAGAGGTTGCACCGTCAGTCTGTGATGCTTGCGAAGGCAAGGTAGCAATCAGCGCCCGGTGCAGGTGTGGCGGTAAAGGTGAAGTGTTGGACCGCAAAGCGACCAAAGACCGCGGCGAACCGGTTTTCAAAGCGTGTGAACGTTGCTCTGGTAATGGCTTCTCTGCTATCTCCTCGGCGACGGTACACCGTGCCATTCTAAAGCGTCTCCCGGACCTCCATCAGTCCTCATGGTCACGCAACTGGAAACCCTTCTACGAAATGATGGTGGACACTCTGCGCCAGGGTGAGCGTCACGCGGCTGTGGAATTCGAGAAGGTAACAACTTATTGATGTGATCGGAACAAATGGCGACAATTTTTTGCACGTTAGTGTTGACTTTGCATAAAACTGTCCTGTATGCTTTCCACCGTGGGATATTACGCCTGCACGATATCAGATACTAAAGCCCTGCCATTGAGGCGGGGCTTTCTATTTAGGAATCGTAATCGATAGTTATTGAATTGATGGAACTATCATTTGATAGGACGTAAATCAAAAGAGTGAATAAGTTGTTGTACATTTCATCAATAACATTCTTTTGCTGAAGGTTGAAATTCACTCCTGAAGCAGGTTGTAATATTCTGCTGGCTAACTCTTTTGCCTGTTTGAAGCCTTCGATATTCTCATCGAATTTTCTTTTATCATGTCTTGAGCCGTCTATGTTCCATGACACCTCATTATATGGATTCTTTTTTTTCCAGATGTGAATGTGCCTTTTAGTTGCTGCTCCATCATTCTGCGGATCAACTCGATAAGAAAAACCTGTCTTAGCATCATATTTTGTTATGGCATGCAGCACTGTGGGAAACCAAGCAGGCATAACAATAGTGATAACTATATGTTCATCATCATTAATTTCATTCATTCATTCATTCATCATCTCTATGGTTCTAAGTATCAGAACATGTTAACGGATCGTATCGTCATTTTATTAGTTATTCATTCGTGAATAAATCCCAATTTGGAGACCTCCACTACATAACAAGCCTTACAGTAGCCTGTATTTTGTTGTTCCTGGTGGTGGCCATCGACTTCACCAGCAAGATGATGTCGATTCTGGCCGATGGTGTGCTGGTGGTCGTAGTGATTGCTCTGTTGTGGTCAATTACCATAATCGAGGAAGTAGGGCCGCCCGTCGGCCTTTAAATCTCTGGAGGCAGAATGGAAAACGTAAAAAATGGTACCCCCCATATTTTTAACCCCGGGTTGACGGCTGAGCAGCTTGAGGACTGGCTTAATCAGCAGCGGCTTCATGTATCGCATTTCAACCAGTTAATGAAAGAGAAAGCCGCCCTGGAAGAACGGCTTGTAGAAGTTAATGATTCTATTGTGAGGCTTTCAGCCTCTGGTTTTGAAGGAACACTGAGTTTTCCTTATAGTCCCATTCTTGCTCCAGGAAATCATCAAACGTAATGGCTACAGAAGGCAGGTAGAATGCTTTCAGAAGCTCCTGAGCCTCTTCAGGAATATTTTCCTTTTTCAGCTCATCCTGAATAACAAATAATGCATCCTGAAAGTTCAATTTTCGTATTTCGGATGGCAACCATTTTGTTTTAACAAAAATTAGGTGATGCAATGCATCCTTACCTTGCAGAGGGGTAAAGATGCTTCCATGCTGTGCCCTGTGTTGGTCAAGCACTAATTCGAGAATGAAAATCAGCGCTGTCCTGTTACGAATCTGGTTATCCTGAAGACTGTCTTTAGAGTAAGCAGTGTGAGAAAGCTTTCTGCTCTCACACACTCGCATACGTATTACCTGTAGCAAGTGGGAATAATCAGACATTTTGAATCCTTATCGGTATGTGTTTTGGCAAATCCACAATACCAGAGCGGGGATGAAGACGTCATCAGGATGCATTCTTACAGCGGCTCGCTTATGCGGGCCTTTTTTATTTCCCCTCATCTACTGAGAGGACTCACGGCAATAAGAGGGGGCTAAATGTCCGATCCGATATCCGGCACCGGGTTAGCTGGTGGTGCCCTTACGGGTGCCAGTGTCTATGGACTGCTGACCGGGACCGATTACGGTGTGGTGTTTGGCGCCTTTGCAGGGGCTGTATTCTACATCGCCACAGCCGCTGACCTGGGCGCGGCACGCCGAATGGCATATTTCGTTGTGTCTTATATCGCCGGTATTCTCTGTTCCGGCCTGGTGGGTTCGAAGTTGGCTAACTGGACTGGCTACAGCGATAAACCTCTGGACGCCATTGGTGCCGTTATTGTTTCTGCATTAGCCGTCAAAATCCTGACGTTCCTGAATAACCAGGATGTCGGCTCGCTGGTGGCGCTGATAACGCGCCGGGGAGGTTCTGGTGGTACTAAATGACCCGACAGCAACTATCAACGCGCTGCTCTGCGCCGGGGTAGTGATCACCCTGATGTTTTACCGTCGCGGTGATTCACGTCATCGTCCGTGGGTTTCCCGCCTGGCGTGGTTGATTACTGTCACGTACAGCGCGGTGCCGTTAGCCTATCTTTGCGGCATATATCCTCATTCATCGTGTGCCACCATTGGGGCCAACGTCATTTTCCTTTCCGTGCTGGTGGCCGTCAGAGGCAATGTTGCGCGCCTGGTTGACCATCTGAGGCAATAATGAACCAAACACAATTTCAGAACGCGGCTGGTATCAGCGCCGGGTTAGCTGCGCGCTGGTGTCCGCATATCGACGCAGCTATGAAAGAGTTCGGGATTACCGCGCCGCTCGATCAGGCCATGTTCATCGCACAGATAGGCCATGAGTCCGGTGGCTTTACCCGGCTGGTGGAAAACCTGAACTATGCGGCAGACAGTCTGGTGTCGGTGTTCGGTAAGCACCGCATCACAGCACAACAGGCCGCAGCTCTCGGCAGAACGACCACGCAGCCAGCTAACCAGAAAGCGATCGCCAATCTGGTTTATGGCGGAGAGTGGGGCAAAAATAACCTGGGCAATCAGGTGGCTGGTGACGGCTGGAAATACCGGGGCCGCGGCCTGAAGCAGATCACAGGCCTGAGCAACTACCGTAACTGCGGTCATGCACTGAAGCTGGATCTGGTAACCCAACCCGAACTGCTGGAGCAGGATGCCTATGCCGCGCAATCAGCAGCATGGTTTTACGTTTCCCACGGCTGCCTGCTTTATTCGGGTGATGTTGAGCGCGTCACGCTGATCATAAATGGCGGACGTAACGGCCTCGATAAACGGCGCGCTCTGTTCAACCTGGCGAAGTCCGTTCTGTTATGAGGTCAAGATGGGTATCGAAGTGATTATTGGGCTGGCTGCAGCGGTGATCGCTGCTATCGCTGGCGCATTTGGATTAGGCCATTCACGCGGCACCAGCAAAGCGGAAGCAAAAGCTGATCAGCAACGCACTGAAGATAACGCCGCGGCAACGGTCTGAATCGCCACGGGTAAACTAGACACTTCCGAGCCGTTGATAATACTGGTTTTCATATTCTGTCGGTG